CGACCACCGAATTATCTAGTCCACATCGCAGCGGGTTAGAGTAGTTTGCATGTGCTTCCCGCAAATCCTCCGGTATCTTTAACTCGTCCATTTCATCCCTCTCCCTCAAACACCGTAGTCACAGCGGTTCAAATCCTTGTTTCGACCAACAGGCAAAGGGGTTTCAGGCTCTTTACCCGCAGTCGCGACGATGCCTAGTCGCTCAATAGTTCGTTGGCGTCAATCCATGCGGGAGACATGAACTCTTTCCAATAACAAGCGGAGCCTTTAACCGTCATCGCAGTTTCCATGGCGAGGCTTTTTGTATCCGCCAGCAATTGAGCCTGACACGCTTCAAGCGCGGCTCTGAGAGTTTCAACGTCGGATAGGAGCAGAGGAGCGAGAGTCCCTTGCGCCAGCGCAGTCCAATACGGAGCATTCTCTCGCTCACCCTTTGTCGTTCTCAGTTTCATTTCCGGTCCTTTCAGCGGTACCGCAGCGCCAGCGACGTCGTTAACCAAATGCCCTACTTGTACCGCCGCTCGTAGTAACCCCGGTCAAAGAATGGGAACCATTCGACACCAAAGCGCGTGATGACGCCGGCGGAGTCTTGCTTGATGCGCAACTCCAGAAAGCCCACGTGCGCGGCAATCTTTTTCTTGCGCATGAAAAGGCTCTGATCCTCGGTGCATCCGGCCTGTACAGAGTGGACTTCGCGTGGGAAGCCGTACTCAAACTTGTGGTAGTGGCCAATGATGAGCACTTGCGGTTTCTCGCCGCCCTGATAGCTCTCCACGAGCTTCTGTGCCGTGTAGCTTGTGGCATAGGCCGAACCGCCGCCGGGATGCACCACGCGGGCCACAGCGGCCCCGGAGCCACACCGCAGAGAAACGTCGGACTCCGCGTATCCCAGGTAGTGCAGATCGGCGCGGCCGGCATCCTTGGCGCGGTTCTCAAGGTAGCGGCCAATCTCAATGCCCTCGCGCTGGGCATACCATCCCTCGTGATCGTCACCGGCAATGAAATGCGTGGTGATACCCTTGCGCACCGGGAACTTATCAATCAGGTAGTCAAGCTGATTGTCCATGCCGGGCGCGGTCAACAACTCAGTCTTGTTAAACCGGGCCTCACCGTCGATCCAGTTGCCGGCGTTGAAGACGTGCTCGATACCACGGCGCTCGAAGTGATCGTAAGCCGCATTGAGCACGTCCAGGCGTGCGTACTTGCTGCACAGATGGTTGTCAGAGGTAACGCCGTAGACTTGCTCTTCGCCTGGCTTGGACTTGAGTTCAAAGCGGCCCGGCGCGAGGTTCACCGTGGAGGCCATCTCGAAGATGCCGCCCGGATGCTCTGCAATCAACACACCGCGCTCTTTCATCTGGCCGATGGTCCGCTTAACTGTGCCGGCGGTGATTCCCATCATGCCGGCAAGATCGGCCACGGTAACCGGGGCGCGGCGGAGTTGCTTGCGAATCTCCGCGTCCACATCGACCGGAGCGGTCACTGGCTCATGCACGCCGCTCTGTCGATAGCGCATGACGGTGGTATTGTGCAGATTCAGCTTCGTGCCAATGGCTCGGTTTGAAAGTCCCTTGCCGGCCAGCTCTACAATCTTGCGCTGAGTGCTTACAGGTACGGTGGCCATCAGTGCCTCACGATTCCAACGATGTGATAGATGAAATCAACTGCTTTGCCCGCGAATGCGAGGATCATCACCGCGCCCGCGCCGATCCACGTGAAACGCTCACTGCGAACGATACGGCGCTCATGGTTTGCCTGAGTGGCTTCGATGCGTGGAATGCGGCCTTGCGCGTTCTCTCCGGTTTCGTCTCCAAAGAGCTTGGTATAAAACACGCGCAGATCAGTGCGGAGGCCCCGCACTTCCTCGGTTAGTTCGTGGATTGCTGTTGACTCAGTTTGCGACACGGGCGTCTCCCTAAGTTCACTATGCCTACAAATGCAAAGGCCCCGCGAGTTAGCGGAGCCTTTGGGTTGTGATGAGTTGAGTTAGAAGCCAGCGCCTTGCAGGTTTGCCAGTGCCTGACGGGTCTGCTCTGCGCTTTCCGCCGTGGTGTCTCCGTAATGAACGGCGACGATCTGCGCGGCCTGATCCTGATTCAGATAAGGCATCACAGCGGCCAGCTTGACGGTGCTCTGTGCGGCCATCTGCGCCACGGCCGCCTTGCTAGAGATGCCCTGCACAAGCGCCAGAATGGTGTTGACCACGGTAGCTACCGCGTTGATGTCTGTCTGCGCTTTCTGCTGGCTAGAGGGGTTGGTGATCCTGGCCACAGAAAGCAGTGCGGTATTCACCTGTTGCTGGAAGGTGACCACGGCGGTCTGGAGTTGAGCAAGAACAGTTGCATTGGGGTTGGCAAGATACGCCTTTGCCTGGGCCACGAGTACGTTGCTTGCAGCGTCAAAGCCCACCGTGGCAGCCGCAAAGATGGGCGCGGCGGCCGGGTCAAGCACGCTGGCCGTCGAGTCCACCACGGCAACGCCCGATTGAAGCGCCGGAGTCCAGTTCACGATATTCTGTGCCACGGTTGCGCCATTGCAACCGGCCATCGGCAGGGTACCCGTTACCAGGATTGCGCAAAGCATCAGCGCGCCCAGCTTGGCGGTGGAGTTGCTGAACCCGCCCTTGGGCAGTACGACCGCGATACCATGCGGCGCATCCGCGTCTTTGGCCAAGATCGCAGCAACGCCGGCAACCACCACACCCGTCATTGCCACGTAGGGGCTGTAATGCGCCGGGATATACGTGGTCAACTGACTAACAAAGGTTGCGGCAATGCCAAGAATGCCGGCAATCGTGGTGAGCTTGCTGCCTGCGATACGTTCAATCCACACCGCCGCCATGCGTTCAAACAGAGCGGCCATCAGATTATTCATAGGTTTCCTTTCGTTGTGGCGCTTGCGGCGCGGTTACTGTTTCACGGTGGATGGCACAGTGTGCCCGGTCCAAAGTTCGTACTCCGCTGCGCGTCGGGTTTTGAGCGCGGTCAACTCTTTTGCGCCGGCGTGATCCCACTGCAATAGCTGGAGGGCAGCCGCATCCGATTGCCCCGCGTTCAAGTCCTTGAGTAGCGTGGAGCTTGCCAGGCGGCCCTGCCCTAGGTTGAATGCGAAATCCACCAACGCATCAAACTGGCCTTGCGTGAGCGGGACCCGCGCCAGGCGGCTTACAGCGCCCTCGGAGAGTGCCACGTCGCGGCTCAGAATCAACGTGGCTTGCGCCTCAGTGATTCCGTTGGGATAGCTTTCTCCCGGCAAGAGCTTGTGCCCGTAGCCGATGGTCGGAATGCCGGCAACGTCCAAATACGCGCTGCCACGAAAGCCCTCGGATTGTTTCAACAGTGCAAGCCCGGCCGCGCTCAGTTGCATCGTTCACCCCATCTACCGTGAGTGTGGCGCGGATCACGGAAAGCGGGCCATTTTGGAGGCAGGGTTGGCAATCACTTGCGCGTTGCCGATAACGAGTTATGCTCCGACCTTTGAGGTGAACGATGAAAGGTTTCCTCTTTGCTTTTATCTTGGTTTTCGCCAATGTTGGCTACGCGCAGTCTTTAGCGGACGCCCCTACGCCGCGCCTTGATCGCACGGAATGGGCACTCCTGGCCACCGATGCGGCCGTAAGGGGCCTTGACGTGTACTCAACGCATTGGGCGGAATCGGCGGGAAACAAAGAGAGCACGCTACCGGGATGGATTGCCAACCATCCGCCGGTGATGGCCCTCTATTCGGGCGGGATGGTCTACGCGCAATATTGGGTAGCGCGGAGGCTGTCCGCTCACCATCACCGCAGGTTGGCTCATGCGATGACGGTAGCGGACATATCAATCACGGCTCCCTTTGCGATTCACAACCTGTTCTTGCCGGTCTGCAAGGCCCCGGACGTGTATCTGTCCACCGGCTGCCAGGCCCCAGCGCCCGGCGTGATCTACAAGTGAGTGCCACGCTAGAAAATGCGCTGGCATTGAATGGCACTTGCAGTCCACGTAAAGGTGTCTGTCGAGTTATTCGGCCGCAGATAGATCATGATCGTGTGCGTGCCCGCCGATAGACCCGTCAGTGTGAGGAAAAATAGATTTGAAGCCACAACATTAAGGGCTCCGTAACTTATGACGCCAAACGTTTGGATGCCGGTTAAATTGTCAACGTAGGCGTATACGTCAAGCAAATCTTGCGCCGTGCCCGCAGTTTGCTTCCCCGTTGAGTGGCCTATGATGTTAAAAACGTCACTACCCGAGGCCGCAGTGACACTCACAGAAAGGCCCGGCACGGCAACTACCGAATTTACCGGGTTTGTCACTGAAGAGGTTTGTCCGGCGCTATAGATTATTATCCGCGAGGCCGTGGTCAGTGCCGTTCCATCGGCAAAGAGCACCTTGGATGCGCTGAGAGTTCCGGTTGTGATGTTGCTTGCGTTAAGGTTGGTTACTGCCACGTTGGCCGCGTTGAGCGTGCCCGTGGTAATCATGTCAGCGGTGATGGCCCCGGTTGCAATCTTGGTTGCGGTGATGGAACCATCGACAATCAGAGAGGAATCATTACAGCGACGAAAGTAGCAATCATCGACGTAGACATCCCCCCCCACTAGCGCCCAATCGATAACAGCACACTGGACCGAAACAGAGCCGGATGGCGCAGTCACAGTGCTGGTGTATTCTGCCCATGACGTCGTCGGGGTGAAGGTGGCATCGCTCACTCCGCCTGAGAGGATGGAGCCGTTTGAACCGTAGAAAATAAAGCGAATCCCAAAGGTCCCACTCGTGACCGTGCCAGAGGCCATAGCCCATGCTTGGATCAAGAACACCTGACCAGCGGCGCAAGGAACCATATTGGAGTTGGAAACCTGATAAGTTCCGCCATTATTGGCCAGCTTGAGCGATTGCACCCCGCTGCGAAACTGCGCCGTTGAAATGGTTGATTGTGCAGGCTGTTGACTGGTCCAACTTGTCATGCCATTTTCAAAGCCTGGGTTGTAGCAAAGGTTTGTCCAATCGCAGACGGTGAGCGCCGCCGTGGTGATCGCCCCCGCCGCAATCTGCGTTGCGCCGATGGCACCCGCCGCAATCTGGCCGGCGGTGATGGAGTTGGCGGTGAGGTTGCTCCCAGAAACAGTCACAGTCGTCCAGGTGCTCCCAGTGCTCTGGTAGAGAATTCCGGTGGTTGTTAGCAGGACGAGCTTTCCTGTCGGGTAAAGGGCGCTCGGCAACGCGGGCAGGCTTGAGACCACAAGCGGGGCGGCAATCGAGGCGGCATAGGTGTTGGCTGCGTTCGTGGCCGCCGTAGCAATCGCAGTCACCTGCGCCGCCGCCGCCTGTGCATTCGAGATAGCCGATTGCAAAGCCGTGCGCTGGGTTGCCACCTGTGCCCACAGGTTGGAAAGTGATGTTGTTATCCCTGGCCAAGGCCCGCTTGTGGTGCCATCCGGCCAGGTGGTTGCCCAGTTCGACGGCGCGCCCGCCGCTATGAGCGCCGTGCTGATTGCCGCCACGGCGTTGTTATAGGCAGTGGCCGAAACGCTCCAAGTCGAGGCCAGCGTGTCGAGCGAAGTTTTCATCGCCAACTCAGCGGTATACTGCGCCATTAGCGCAATCTTGTCGCTATTCGTCAAATTGTTAGCATCGCCGGGCGTGTTAATCGAATTAGTGGCCGGTACCAAACTGATCGAGCTTCCTGTTTCAGTCCAAGGGCTATTAGGCATATACGCTCCTCACTGCTGCGTTGACGACACTCATTGCGGTGGTTGGGCAAACGGCAACGGTGTAGGACGTGGAGGTTGCTCCGACCGTGACCATATCGAACAGATAGTTAGCCGCCGCCGTGGGATCGGACCCGGTGAAAGCGACGACGTTGAAGGCGGAAGGCGTGGGATAGTTGCTGGGCCACGTCCAGGAGATGGTCAGCCACACGATTGCAGCCGTGGTGACACTGCCGTTTGAATTCACCGTGACGCCGGCGCTAGCCGTTGAGCTTGCGCCGCTTCCGCTTGTGTTGGTCGCGCTCTGCGAGATGGTGACAACGGGCGGGTCGGGATACGGTGTGATGTACGCCGGAGTGAGGCTTTGAAGGCCGCCGGCGGCCACGGAGAGCACCGCGACAATCATGTACACGCCGGTGCGGAGCGTTGTGTCCGTCCACGTTGTGCCGGTTCCATCCCACAGCACGGCCGCCGTGTCCCACGGGTAATAGGCCTGGCTGTCCGCGTAGCGAATCTCGTAGTGATCCGCGCCGGTGACGGCCGCCCAAGTGAGCACCGGCAAGCCGCTTGCATTGATCGCGCAACTAAAGCCGGTGACGTTGGCGGGCACATTGGTGGAGGCTTGCACAGTAATCAAGCCGGTAACCGGGCTGCCTAGCAAGTTTCCTTGCCAATCGAAGCCGGTCGCACTCACGTTGTACGTGGTGCCGATGGTGCCCGTGAATGTGCAGCTCTGCCCCTGGATGTTGCCCAGCGTGTTCCACGTTCCACCGGAGGCTTGCACCTGCACCTGGGCACCCACGGCAGTGTTGTTGTTGCGCCAGCCAACAGAGACAACCGCCGAGTTGGATGAGCCGGTGATGGTTCCATTTTGGAATTGCTCAACCAACGTGAGGTCGGTAATCACAGGAGAGGAATCGGGCACGCCTACAATTTCTCCGTAGTTGGGAACTACGTCGGTGTAGATGATGGGGTTGTACTCCATGGCTCCGATGTCAAAGGCGAAGTCTCCGGATTTCTTGATGCTCACCACGCGGAAGAGCTTGGCGGGTTGAGCGCCGGCGCTTTGTCCGTAGGCCCAGGCGCTGTCTTTCGAGGGCACGGCGGAGAACTGCCCCGAGATGGAAACAACCGCGCCCGATCCCGGAGTGATCGCAACGGAGACGACGCTCATGTTGTCAATTACGTTGGCGTCGTAGAGGGTGAGCACGTTGCCGGCGGCGAGGCTCCCCGTGCTGCCTGAGAGCGTGAGGTTTGAGCCGGAGTAGCCGGTGACGATGTACTCGTTTCCCGGTGCGTCTACCGCTTTGACGATGCGCCCGGCGGGCAACGCGGCCGTCATGGTGACGTTGAGGCCAGAGACGGATTGCACCTGTACGGTTCCGCGTTGCACCACGGGATGCTGTACGCTCACCGTCCACCCGGCGGCGGTGGCAAAGGTTAAATCGGTGCGGTCAACGCTCAGCGTGTTGAGGGTGGAACCGGCTTGCACGCGGCCGCCCACGGCCCACTGAACAACATCGGATTGCATTGCTATCACAGAGCCAAGTGAGCAACACACGGCCTCAACGGGCGCACTGAATTGAATGGTGCGGAGCGTGAGCTTGGTGGACATCAGATGGAAGTAAGCCCAGCGCCATGCCTGGTCGCGGCTCGTGCATCCGGTGAGCTTGGTGCGCGTGATCTTGGGTTGCAAGCCGCTGTTGATGTCCGCCGCCGTCATGACGGATACGGGCAAGTCCATGCGGTAGTTGCGGGCCGCGTCGGCGAAGTCAACCTCGATCAGCGTGCAACGATCATCGAGAGCGACCCACGCTTCGGTGAAGCTGTCTTTCTTGGTGTTGCCCACGGTGAAGAGCTGTACGGGATCGCCGGGCGCGTCGAGGATCACGCTGTACCGCATCCCAAGCTGAATGATGGAAGCGCGGCTCATGCCGCCGATGATGCCCAGCGCGTGCCACGCATCCCCGGCCTGATCGAACGTGCCCGAGAAGATGTGCCGGCGCGTCTGTGATCCGTCCTGATTGGTCACCATCTGATCGTTAAACGCTGCCCACGCGACGAACGCGGGAACATCGATCATGTTGGCGGCGATGCCCATGCCGTACAGCGGATTGGTGAGCATGTCATAAGCCACGATAGCCGGGTTGTCATGCTCGTAGGCGGAGAGTTGCGCGGGGATCACGGTATCCGCGCCAATGTCATGGGTGATGGTGGCCATAAGCTGAATGCTTCCGCCGTTAAGCTGAGACGTGGCCAGGGCCTTGACGCCCACGAGGATCATGTTCGGGTAAGAGAGGTTCGACCAGAAAATCTCATTGATATTCCACAGCCAGCAATCGCACACGGTTTGTGAGCTGGTTGCATCGCTATAGAAGATGTAATGGTTGTTATCCCACTCCCACGCCGTCTTTGTAATGCGCACGTCCCATTGGCCGGCGGTGAGGCCGTAGACGCTTACGGTGTCAAAGAATGCGGAGAAAGTGCAGTTCTCAACCACGCGGTAACCCTGCCACCAATTGGTGACCAGAGCTTGATTGAGGTTGGGGTCGCACGGCTGCCACTCACCCTTGAACGTGGCGGAGGTGTTTGACGTGGAACCGTTCACGTTGATGGTGCTTACCGTTTCCGTGTTGCTCCACAGGTCGCCGGGCGTGTGCGTGCCGTTATCACTGGCGTAGACAATGCCCGATCCGGCAAAGCGATCGGTGGGCACCACAACCCACTTGGGCCAGGTCTGCGAACCATCGCTGTGCGTGGTGGCAACGGTCTGTGTGTTGTTGGGGAAGAGCGGCGATGTCCAAGTGTTCGCGTTGTGCGGCGATACCTCAATCTTGTAAATCACCTTCAGCGGAACATCGTTGCCGTCGCCGGTGATGCGATAGAGGCCCGAGGGGAACTTGACGGTGATGTCGAGCCCTTGCACGTTGGTGCCCGTGCCCTGCACCACGATAGAGCCGTTCGAGATGAGCATTTCAATCTCTTGCGGGTATCCGTTGGTTGTGCGGTCAAAACCATCGATAGGCGGCTGATTGTTGGTGCCCAGGCGTACCTGATACGAGCAGTTGCTAAAAACGGAAATCGGCTGTTGGTTGATGAGCACGTTGGAAATGTTCTTAGCCTGGCCCCAGCCGTAGCAGACAAGGCAGTTGATGTAAGCGTCGGTGCCGTCGAAGTTGACGTAAGACGAAATGACGTTTCCGCACCAGCCCATGGTGCCGTACGCCTTGGGAACGGGAACGCCGGGCTGTGCTAGGCCCTTGGGGCCGGTGGGATCGTAGGTTGAGGACCACGATGGAGAGCTGGGCTGTCCTGGTGAGAAGGCCCAGGAGATGAGCATACTTCCGCCCATGAGAGCGGCGGCTCCGATCAATCCGGCGGCGGTGCCCGACATGCCCATCATGGCCGCGAAGCCGGCAAAGCCCACGCCGACGCCGGTGAAGCACGCGACGAGCGTCAATAGCGCCACCATGGAAATCATTTCCCACACCCGGCCGCCGGCGGCGCGCGGGAAAAGCACTAACTCGTCTCCCGGTTCGACGGCTGTTGACCATAACTCCTCATCCGGAATCAGTGAACCGTTGCGGCTGCATTTGTAATCGTCCAGATGGATTTCGGCGCGGGTCACAAGAGCAGCCGCGCTCTCATTGTCGAGCGGAGCTATCTCGATCACGCGGCGCTCTTCCACGTGGAATGGATTCAGATTTTCAATAATACGAACGGGGCGGAGGCTCAGCGTGGCCGGTAGATCGGGCAACACGTACGGCGCGGGCGCGGCCTCGGCGATAGAGACAATCTGCGGATTTAGAGCGGGGATGATGCTTGTTTCCATCGATAGAAGCCCTCTATTCGAGCTTTCCATGGAAACGCGTTATACCGCTCTTTTGCCACCCCCGCGCCCTCACGCGAGTGCAGCATCCAACCATCGCCACTTACAACACCAATATGCCAACGCGGATTGAGAGAGCGAATCAGGATCGCATCGCCCGGTTGAGGATCGGCGACTAACTCCCAATCAGATAGCGCCAACTCGACCGCACCCACCTCACTTGCGTACGCGGGCACCGGGAAGCCGAGGCGGCGCTCAATCTCAAGAAAGAATCCAACGCAATCATAGGCATCCGGCCCGCGTGCGTCTTCACGCCACGGTAAGGCGAGCAAGTCAGCCCACAGCGAATAAGGGATCGTCTTCAATTTTGCGCCGCCAAGACTGTGCCGTTGGTTCCAATGCCAGGGAAAGCTCCGAAGCGGCCCGCATTGTTATGCACTTGGCAGCCGTTCGCGCCGTTGTAAGTTCCGTCACAGTTGGTGAGCGTGCCCGTGTATCCACACCAGATGCTCTTGTAGTGCGAGACGTACATGCAGAAATTGGCGCGGTAAAGGAACTTGGGAAACAGTTGGCGCAACGGCGAGGGCGCGGAGAGAGAGAACGTGACAAGCTCCGCCGTGCAAACGGACTTCATCACGGTTGTAGAGACGGCCAAATCAGGCTCACCGGCCGGGTGCGCCGTGTTGTACACGTACACGTTGGCAACGGCCCCGGCAATGCCGCCGTACTGCTCGATGACGCCTTGCAGAATGCGCATGGTGTTGGACGCCTTCAACACCATCGTGGGGAGTTGTCCGGAGCCTGGCTGCTCTGCAGAGAACTCGAAGTTGAAGGGCTGATAGGTCTGCACGCCGTTGCCGTCTCCGGCATCGAACTGGATCGGGTCAACGTTGCGCGCGAAACGCATGTGCTGTCCGTTCCAAATGATGTCGAGCAGCAAGAGCCACGCATCCCCGGAAGCCAGCACGAACTTATCGCGCTGGGCAGCAAGGGAGAGGACGGCCATGGGAGAGACGGCGGTGGGCACGCTTATACCTCCGTCAATTCGAGCTTGGCCCCGTAGACTTTTACGCCGTTGCCCCAGCCGATGTCCGCTATTTCAGGCAGCGATGAAAAGCGCACAAGGCAGCCCAGCGATTGCGATCCCACCATACGGCCGTAGGGCGTGAGCGGGGTTTGCAGCGCGCAACCTACCGTGTCCCATATGACTGAGGCGGAGTCGTCAAGCGTGATGGCCGAGGCGGTGGAGTTGGTGAGCATGACGAGGAGACTCACTTTGAAGCTGGCCGCGCTGGCGGGCACGGTGAACTGGTAGCCGTACGTCTGCCATCCCACGCCTATGGTTGCCGCCGTGCCGTTGACCGTTGACAGCGCGCCGCCGGCCGCATTCAAGTAAGACACGCTCACTTGCGCGCCAAGCACGCCCGCCGCCAGTGTGCCCTGGATCGCATCCAAAGCCGCTGTGAAGACGTACACCTCGCCGGGCTTGCAGGGCACTGCCAGATCGCAGTTGAGCGCGCCTGTGACGGTTGTATTCGCGGCAATGGTCTTTGTGGCCACGGTCCCGAACTTGATTGCCTGGGTACCGTCCGCAACCGTGGTAGTGCCGATGCCGATGGACTCCTGAACCGGAGCGCTGGAGATGTTCCACCCCAAGACAAGATCGGAGGCCGCGAGGGCCGGAAACTCAAAGGACCAATTGGGCAGGAGGTTGGGAAAGAGAAAGCTGTTGCCGCCGCGCGCCGCGTAGCTGGGTGACATGAAAAACTCATCCAACGCGCGGATGTCTTCCGCTACGAGGTTGCGGACGTTGAACGGCCAGGTGCGCCGGGCGCGGGTGCCACGCGGGCGTGTGGAGACATACCCGCTCTCCGCCGGATCGCGGATCGTGTCATCC